TCCTTTAGACACTTCTTGCCCCCGGCATAGATAGATTAGCCGGCCCTATAGGGGCTTGTAGTTGAGCCGACGTTTGAACCGTTTCCTGAGCGTTCGGTGGTATTTCCACTGCTGCCCCTTCTCCCATAGGAATATTAGCCGCAGCTTGTGATTGCTGTGCCTGTATTGCTTGTTGTGTCTCCTGCACGATATAGTCAGGCAAGCCTAAACTATTTACAAGCTCCTTTAGAAGGGTGTCAGGTGGAACACCTAAACTCTGGAGTAACGGAATTGATTGTATAAATTCTCTTTTTCTAACTGTTTCACTAATAGGTGTTGATGCTTGGTCGATAGCATACACATAAAACTCTTCAGATAAATCATCTGGTGTAATAACCATAGGTTCGTTATCTACTTGAATAAGGTCTCTAATATTATCCTCATCAATGTAAAGTCCTAAGATACTGATGTAGCACTTGGCTATTTCTTCTATTACCCAGTCTCTTTCTCTTGCAAGTCTTCCAATCTCTGTAGATGTGTAAGCAGCCAGAGCAGCGATTTCCGTCGCTGATGCTCGTGTGGCTTCGCCTCGAGTAAAAGGCGCCAGTATAGAGCCTTGGTCTTTGTCATCTTGCACCATCCTATAGTAAGCTTCCATTTCTGAAGGCATTGGGTTATGGGGAATAGGTTTGATTATTCCATCCATATTATCCTCATCTATCTCAATGAACAAGCCATCGATACCTGATACTACTTGTGCCATTTGGTCTTCATCCAGACTACCGGCTTTTACAAGGTATTGACGAGCACACTTTCTAACTGCATTAGCTTGAAAGGTTCTAATAAGATTGATTTCAAATAGTTGGTCATAAACTCTGGCCATAGCTGAATAACCTATCATTGGTTTGTCAGGAAGCCTATTAAAGAACACCGGAACTATTGGCACTATTGGTTCATTGTTATTGTTTCTAAAAGGTATTCTCGTCTTATCTAAGAACTTTTCTCCACCCATCCAGTTAGGTGTCCAGAAGTAGAGCATATCGTTTTGAAAGTCATAGAACTCACATATTTCAATGTAGCGGAACATATCACTACCATCACCAGCTACCATATCTGGAGACTTCTCTTGTTTGTCTTCCATAAACTTATCAAAGTATTGCTTATAAGATATACCATTGAAGTCTTTATTACCAAACCGCTCTTTAGCCTGAAGGAGTGGCATATAATAAACATGACCGACATAGCGGCTTTCTTTCCAACGGGTAGCATCTCTATCTACGATTACCTGCCAAGGAGGAACTGCAACACTATCAACTCTGTCGTATACATTATCTGCTTCTCTTGGAAAGAGCTTCATATAACTATTAGGATAAATAAGAGCAAGACGTGAGGCATCCTCAATTGGAGAACGTTGTTTGATAAGGAAGTCATTAGCCAATGCTTGTGCTTTCTTAATATCGCCAGTTCCCTTCAAGCCGTTCTTAACAACAACCCCTGGGTTCTTGGTGAATAACGAGCTTATGTAACTCTCAATAAAGCCATAGCCATCAGCGGTTTGCACTGTTATCTGTGAAGGGTCCATTCTCTCACCACTCCAAAAGCGGCATTCATAAACTCTCTTATATCGATACATATCGTTTTTCTGGTCATCCCAGTAACGTTTGTGCCCTTGGACGATAGCTGCTAACACACGTGCATTTAGGTCAAACTTACCCATAAGTTACTCCTGCTGGACGAAAAGGCAAAGGGCCAAACTTCCTTATCTTTCTGGCTTTTGCTTTTTTCTTAAATTCTTCAATAAGTTCCCGCTTCACTTGAAAGAAACTGGGAGCTGGTTTTACTTTAGCCATCCATAAGGCTAAGCATGTAGCCATTGTAAGGTCATCATGGCTACCTTTTAGTGCTGCATTAGGAACACCGTTATCACCTGTCTCAATCACACGCAACTCACTCCATAGATATTTACTAACCGTCGATATGTCACCCTCACAAATGAGGTCACGTAGATGGTCATAAATAGCTATCTTGTTGTGTTTGTTTGTTCTCCAATATTTTCCCTTATCATCTTTCCAGATGTTCTTTAGTTTCCATTCTCGTAATCGTGAGATAATAACCTCCCCTACACCGTTCTGCTCTACTATTGTCCAGGGTTCGTTGAACTCAAAGTATTTCTCAAATACTACATCAGCAAAATTGTGAGGTAAAATGTTATTACAACGATAGTGATAAACCGGCTGGTTCGTAGTTCTACTTACCACAGTTATCGTTGAGTAATCGCCACCAGCGCCTGATGCTACGTCTACACCCATAGAGTATACATCATCCATTCTTGGCTCTCCGGCGACGTAATGGTCAGGACCTCTTCCTGTATCAATACGGTCCAACCGGTCTATCACATCTGTTGGGAACCATAAGTTTGAGTTGCTGAGGAATGCTTCATCTACGGTAGATGGAAACTCCTTACGAAACTTCTCTAAACCTATACTGTTCACCTTAGTTCTTCTCCAATACATCTGACCTTTGGTAAGATTGAAGTTAGTCATCATCTCTTCTTCTAATGCGTCAAGGTCTGGGACTGAAGCTTGGTGGAAACGGCTCTTCGCCGTGTAGTTCTTATGTTTATACCAAGGGAAGAAACAAAGCGACCAACCGTTCTTACCAGCATCTGTAATCAATTGATGATACTTATCACCTGGCACATTGGGAGTTGTCTCTATCACTATCTGTCCGTCTCCTACAGAGGCCACAACGTTTGCTAAGAGTTCTTCTTGGTCGTCGAAAAAGGCGAACTCTGAAATGTGAGCGGAGTTGAAGGTGAAGCTTCGAGTTGCTCCAGCTTTACCGCCGGCTGTGAAACTTCGAAGGCTGGCTTTTGTGTCAGCAAATTGCAAGGTGCGGTTACTTGACTTGCTAAGCTTGCGCTGGAGTGGTCTTGGGAGCTTAAGGTAGAATTGCTTGTCCATTGAATGTAAGTGGTCGGCACTATCTCGTGTGTATGATATGATTGCGTGAGTGGTTGGCTCGCCGCTTGTGTATTGCTTCCACAAGAAGTAGGCTCGGACGAGGGTGCTGCATCCAATTTGTCGAGCCTTGAGGACAATAATTTTGTTAGTTGTTGTAAGTTCATCGAGTAATTCCTCTTGTTCATCGTTAAGGGTGAAGGGCACCATCTTGTTGGTTTTCTTGTCAAGTATATGTAGAAACTTAAAGAAGATACGTGGGTCGCTCCTTAGTTTCTGCATCAATGTTCCTGACACTTTACTCAACGTCAGACCCGCCTATAACACGAAGAATATCTTCCATGCTACCGTCACTACCGAACTCTTGTCTATATTTTACAAGAACTTGACATAGTTCCATAAAGGTTCTGGGTGATGCTTTCCAGTCATCAAGGTCATTGGCCTTCACGGCTAACAACATGACTGATGTAATAATCTGTTCAAGGTCACCGTCGTGGATGGCCTTCTTAAGTTTTGCCTGATATGTTGTAGATTTCTTTTTCATTGTTTTTTTATGTTCATCGTCTGATAATAGCATTTACTTCCTCGGGATGTTTTTCCTCTATTATATCTCTCATCTTTTTCAGTGCCTTCTTTCGACGTTTCCAGATTGTTGATATAGCAACGCCTTGATTGGCGGCAATTTCCTTGTATCCTTTACCTTCAACATCGTATTCCCACACAGCGGACTGAAGAACGGGAGTAAGGGAGTTCCAGGCCACCAACGCGGCTTCGGTAAGGGTTTGACGGGTTTTACATGCGGTTTGTTGGTCCTCATCTTGCAAGCCCACCTTGTTTATGAGCCACTCCAGTTTGCCCATGTCCATTATAATATGTTTCCGATAGAAAGGGTCCATATCTGTAAGTATAACTCACGTTTTTTTCTGGGTGTATTTTTTTCATAGGCTCATTTTTCTGGGTGTGCAAATCACTGTGCCTCGTCAGAGCAAAAGCTAAGCTGGCTATAGGGCCCCTATCCAACTCTAAACATCTAACCTCGACACTGTATCTGTCTCTATACTATATATCATCCTCCTCTGATGTTTACAATAAAATAATATTATTTATTTCGTGTAATCTCTCCTTTGACCTGTTATAATATATTATATAGTATCACACTTAAACACAAAGGCAGACCATATGACATACCATTACCATACATAACAACAGATACCTCTATCTCCATTACACCTATATCATCCTATATCTCTCCTTACCATCCCACCAGAACCAACCTCCTAAACCTAAAGCCTATCCCTATCCTACCTCCTATCTACCCCCCGACAAAGGGGATAAAAGGAGAGGGCTAAGGGTGTAACGGGTGAAACAAGGGTGTTACGGTTGTCAGACCAAAACAAAGGGCGTTTCACAGAGTAACACGGCGTTTCGGTTGTTACGGTTAGTCAAGGGTCAAGGGCTGAGGGCTCGATGACAGCGGGACACGGGGGATACGGGTGATAGGGGTCCATCGGTTTTACTCGGGGTTTATCGGGTCGGGGGTCGGCTAAG